GCTGGCCGGTGCTGAACAGGCGCAGGATGCGGCCCTTGAACTCGGGCTTGAGCACCCAGCGCCAGGTCATCCAGATGTTGCGGTCGCACGGGTGGCCAATGAGGCTGGCCCCCATGTGCGGCCGGTGCTCCTGGGGCTTGCTCTCGTACCACTTGACGATGGCCGTCGCGGTGGTGTGGGGAGACTCAGGCAGCGCCGCCATGGTCAACCCCAGGGCCGTGCGGACTTGGCTGGCGCGGCAGCGGGCGGGGGCGGCGTGTTCTTGAGCTTGGCCGGGCTGACAGGCGCCCCGGTGATGGCGCGGTAGTTCCAGATGACGTTGCGGGTGTCGTCCTTCTTGTCGATGCCCACCTCGGCCACGAAGGCCTTGTCGTGCATCTGCTCGCTGTCGTCCACCTCATCCAGGCCCAGGGCCATGCACAGGCGGGCCAGCTGCTCCTCCGCGATCTTGACGGTCTGCAGCGACGGGTTGTCCAGGTTCAGACGCTCCCAGTGCCGGCGGCCGGTGTGCTCACCCGAGATGATGTGCATCTCGAGCTCGAGGTAGGAGCCGTTGCCGCTCTTGGTGGGCTTGGTGGTGGACTTGACCACCATCATCTCGTACTCGCCCGCAGGCAGCGGGCCGTAGGACGTGGTGCGCTCCTCGATCTGGATCGCGCTTGCCTTGAAGTTTAGGGATGCCATGGTTCAGTAGCCTTCCGGTTGGGGTTGGGGTTCAGATTCAGTCGTGGCGGTTTCCAGCTGGATGCCGGCGCCCATCAGCTTGGCCACCAAGCCAGCGCTGGCGGCCTTGATGCCGAATTGCGTGCTGGTGACGTGGCGCAGAGCGCGGGCAGGGTTCTGGGCATCCACCAGGCGCGTCTTCGCGTTGGCGGTGTCGGTGATGACGTACAGGGGCATGGTCTTCTCGGTTCAGGTTTGTGAGGCCGCCAAAGCGGCTGCGAATGCCTCCCAGGACAGGGGCATGTTCTTCAGGCCAAACCTGTTGCCGCCCATATGGGCGGGGTGAGGTTCAACATGGAGAATGCGGTCGCCCGTCGTGCGGGCCTTGGTTTCCTTGTTGCCGTAGCCGGCGTCGGTCTGCGTCGTGACCACGCGGTAGTTGGCCCAGCCGATGACGTCGGCCCACTCCTGCACCAGGGCAGCGGCGCGGTCGTGCAGCTTCAGCACGTACTGGTCGTAGCCGTCGTGCAGCGGTGACTCAAAGCGTTTGATCTTGTCGTGCGCGATGAGGATCACGGCCATGTTGCGGCGCTGGCGCAGCTCCTCCAGGCCGTTAAGCAGCGTGCGCCATTCATCAGCCGCGGCCAGGTAGCCCTTGCCATAACCCGGCGCCTCGATGCTGGCCCACTTGTTCTGCTCGCAGACGTGGGCCTGCACTAAAGGCTCAAGCCAGTCCAGGCTGTCCATGAACACGGTGTTGAAGTCGTGCTCTTCCTTCAGCAGCGTGCCGATGGCCTGGTAGACCTGCTGCAGGCTCGAGGCCAATGGGAAGGCCGAGGCGTCCACTGCGTCGGCGCCGTCCTCAGTCAGGATGCCGACCGCGTTGGGAGCGCTGGCTGCGAAGGTGGTCTTGCCGATCTTGCCGGGTCCGGCGATGACGACCTTGGGAGCGCGCAGGCGCCGGGTCTTGGAGATGGAAGCGAGGTTAAAGGCCATGATGTTCTCCTTCATTTGTCTGCAAAAGCACTGCCTTTTGAACCAAGAGCAGGAATCTGCAACCGGATTTCAGAAAACAACTCCTCCCTTCGAGCTTCAGTATCACGAATTAGCAAGATTCGTTTGTCTGCGCTTCGATGATCAAAAGCCAGCCAAGCACGTATAAACATGTCGTCGTTTGAAATTGCGCCATGATGTGTTGCTCCTCGTAATGCTTGCCTGTTAAATTCGGCAACATACGGGCAAAACGTTGCGTAATCTTGAATTGAGACGGCCTTGTACTGTGACATGGCGTGTTGTTTGTTTGTTGGATATGCCATTCGCAACACAATTGCGGCACGAACAGGAGCCGTTGTTATGCCTTTTACAAAACTTGGCGCGTAATCGCGGAGATGTTGAATTCTGTCTCCAACGGCATCCATAACCTTTTGCTTGGTTGATATAGTCACCTCGTAGTTTGGGCGCCCAAATCTTGCTATGCAATTGGCAACGGCCATAACGTCACGGCTCAAATTAAGCCTGTCAGCGTCAGTTCTAGGTGTTCCGCCATCAAGAAACTGAATCAGACTAGGAGAAGCCCCCCTGGTAACCATGAGTTGTGCAGTAATGCCAGTGTTCACAATGGCCTGCAGCCTGTGTTGGCCATCAAGCAAAGTGTCATGCTCGCTGATAAGTAATCCTTGATGCGTGCATTTCAGTTCTTTTTGGAGCAACATGCTTTCAAAATGACGTACTTTGCTGTCGCGGAGTTTGCGTTGCAAAGGGTCAAGTTTTGCAAGCCATGCGGCGGCTTTTTCGGGTGTGACATATTCAAATGACACATTAAGGGTTTGCTTTGATGTAGCCATCACTCTCTCCACTTAATGCTGACGCCGGTCTTGGCCGGCTTCGTCTCCACCGCGGCGGCGATCTGCCCCCAGAGCTTTGGGCTCTCGTTGCGAATGGCCTTCAGGCGCGTCTCATCGGCCTCGATCTTGGCCCTGACCGGGCGCACGTCATCGGGCCAAGCGCCCGTCAGGGCGATCAGCTTGTCGATGTCCACCTTGTAAGTGACGCGGCCAGTCAGCGTGATCTTGGCGCCGGCCGGCGTGCTGAAGGACTCGCTGCCTTCTTCTTTGGCCGGGTGCAGCTTGAGGAGCTTCTCCTCGATGTCAATGCGCTCGGCCTTGGCGGCGTCTTCCTTCTCTTTGGCGATGGCCCATTCAGTGGCCAGTTGATCAATCAGGTCCATGTGATTCCTTTCGTGGGTCAAAACAGGGCGTCTTCCAGGCCCTTCAGGGCTTCTCGTTGTTGCTGGGAACGGGTGAGTGCCACGCCGCAGCCAAAAGGCCACCAGGCGGGACAGGAGCTGGTTCTTCGGCCTTCAGGCGTACACCACTGGTCACGGCCTCGTTGGTGCTGAAGCGGTGGCCGTTGCGGCACTCCCGGCGCCGGCGCGGCCCGCGCTTGTCTGTCACCGAGGTCTCGGCGTTGCATGCTGGGCACCTCACGCCAGCACAAGAACCAAGACCAATAGGATGGTGATCACCACCACCACCCCGCCGAGGAACTCGATCTCGCGGCCGTCGTCGTTGCGCAGCTCGCAGGCGTCAGGCGCGGGGCAGGGCTTGCGACCTTGGTCGCACGGGCCGGAGCAGTGCTTGCAGCTCATGCCACCACCGCCCAGGCCAGCAGCACCGACATGCCGGCGATGGACGCCCAGGCCACCAGGGCCTCGAGCACAGACATCGGGGCCTTGTGCTTCTCGATGCTGTAGGCCCATTCGCGGTCTTGAGGGAAGGCCTCGCGCATCGTGCGAGGGAAGCGGCGCGTGGTGTGGTTCACGTTCGGGCTCCTGCGTTGGAGGTGACACGGGCAAGCCGCTGGGCTTGCCGCTGCCACCGCAGCGGGCTTAGGCGGCCTTGGCGACGGCGGCGCGCTTGGCGTCGTGCAGCCAAATCGGCGCTTCGAACATCACGAATTTGCCGGCCGCTGGAGTGAAGCTGCGCGACAACACTTTGGTATGCGACTTTGGCCACCAGTGGTGGCTGCCGTCGGAGGCCTCAAAGCACAGGGCTTTGTCGCTTTCTTTCACCAGCTTGGCGCTGCTGACGCACATGGCGTTGCGGTCGTTCACGTTCGGGCTCCGGTTCGTGTTTCGATGGAGTGAATTCTGCTCCACATTGAGACATTCACAACACAAGCCCGACAAAAATACAGGGACATTGGTCCCTGCGCAAGTCAGCCAGAGGGTCAGTACAGGGGCTTGATCCAGAGAACCGTGGACGTCCAGGCGATCTGGGCGTCGGACAGGATCTCCATGGATGGCCACAGCACCAGGTTGCAGGTGTCGCGCCTGTAGCCGCGGCGCACGACCGCCATCACCTGCTTGCCGTCCGCGGTGGCCACCAGGCACATCTGGTCGAGGTTGTTTTCAGCTGGCACCTGGGCCGGCGTGACGAACAGCATCCACCCGTCCTTGATGGACGCGTGCGAGCGCACCTGCACCGCGTAGGTGCCCACAGGACAGTCGGCCGGGCCCTTGGCCAAGTCGTGCGTGCCTCGAGGCATCAGCGTCACCGCGCCGTGCTCGTTGACGTGGGCCGCGATGGGGCTGTTGTGGATGTCCTCGGTCACCTCGATGCCGGCGTTGCGCATCACCTCGTTGAGAGGCACCCCCAGGATCACGGAGATCTGATGCGCATCATGTGGCGTCATCTTGCGACGTCCGCGGAACATCAACGAGACGGCTGCAGGGTCAATATCCAGCATCTTGGCCAACTTTCGCTGAGACAGGTGCTTGTCTTGTAACCGTTCGCGGAACCACAAGGTGTTCATTTTCGGGGGCCTTTTGCTGGCTAATTTCTGAGCAGCTGCATAGTGGCATCTCCTCCACGTTGAGTCAAACGCAAGTTAGGATTGGTCTTGCGATTGCGCAATTCACAACCTGGAGCGAACATGCCAATTCCCACGATCCACACCATGGACCCCGCCTACGGCGTCATCGAGCGCCTCGGTGGCAAGGCCGACGTGGCCCACCACCTGAAGCTGGACAAGAGCACGCTGTCGCGCTGGTGCCAGCCGCGGCCTGACGGCACAGGCGGCCAGATCCCGCAGCGCCACTGGCCCGATCTGCTCGAGATGGCGCGCGCTAAGGGCGTGACCATCGAAATCAAGGAGCTTGTCGCAGTCGAGGTTTGACATGTTCGTCGGAGCCCCAACGATGAACAACTCAGACTTCATGGCCGAGCTGCTCGGCGAACTCATATCGGGGTATCAC